AGCCGACTTCAAGAAGTCGTTGAACGCACCGGTGATCCCCGCGAGGGAATTCAACAGCCCTCCGCCGGTCGCGGCCGCAGCAGAGAACACACTCTGCAGGATGCCACCGACGTTCTGTGCGATAGTGCCGAGCGTCTTCAGCGTTGCTAGCGCGGTATCGATCCACGTCTGCAGCCTGCCGTCGCCTGCCACGGCGCTCAGCCAGTTGCCGAACTTCTCGCCAAGGTCTCCGGCTGCAACGCCCAGCTTGTCGAGGAGCGGAAGCCCAACCGTACCAACCGATCGCAGACCGTTCAGCATCGGGAAGATGGCAGGGGTTGCCTTCTCGACCGCCGCGCGGAAGTGATCAACTGAGGCGCGGATGAAGTCGACGCTGTCCGCGCTCAGCACGAAGTTGGTGATCTGTCTGGTGATCTCGCCGAACTGTGACGCCAAACCGTTCAGGCTAGGCTTCAGCTCCGCGAGAACGCTAGTGGCCTTGGGCACGGCTGTCGCAAGGCTGCTAGCGCTGAAGAATGAATCCTGCAGCCCCTGCTGGAACTTCTTCAGCTCCGGCGCTGCCGAGCGGATTGCCTTCGCGAACTCCTGCGCACTCGGAGCAAGCTCCTTCAGGGCCTTGTCGAACTTCGCCGGGTCAGTCTCGAAGGCTGCCTTGATGGTGTCGCCAACACCAGCGAATACAGCCTTCAGCGTACCGGCTGTGGCGGCAATCCCAACGAGAGCACCAGGGATTGCCGCCGACAGCGAGAGTATGGAGGTGAGCTGCGGCACGACTCCGAGGAGCTGCACGGCCAAGTTACCCGCTGCGGCTCCGGCCTGGATCAGGCCCACGCCGATCGCAGAGAACTTCCCGAACGTCAGCGCAGCCTTTCCCAGGCTACGGAACGTTTTGGTGAGCTTCTTGAGGTCATTGTCGGCCTTCTTGGACGACTTGCCGACGTTGTCCATGTCGTGCTGTGCGCGGTCGACACTGTCATGGCCGGTGTACTCCAGCTCAATCTTGCCATGCGCGCTTCCCAAGTCGTACGCCACAGCTACCTCCCCTTGCGCGGATCCGCATACTTCCGTTCAGTTGGGATCCAACGTCGGATCACAAAGCCTTGCCGACGCTCCGCTGCCTCCGTAGTCTTTGCGCCGTCTGCTGCCTCGCGTAGGGCCGCCTCAAAGCTGGTGCCCCAGCGGATCACCGCGCTATCGAAGGCGTAGGCCGTGAACTCATCCTCCAGCCGGAGGACTTCGCTTGGCCTGCAACGCATCGACTGGCTCATGGTCCAGGTATTGGCGAGGCTATTCGGATTGCTCACGAAAGGAGTCAAGCATCTTGACCCCGGACATCGCACGCTCCATGATGGCAACGCGGTCAGTCAGGTCCACGGTGTCCGGGTAGATCCGGCCGTTGACGCGCTCCTCGCCCTCCTCCGGCATGGGCCAGATTTTGGGCCGTACCACCACAAGCGGCGTGATGATGTTGAGGAGCTGGTCCATGACTTCGATGGTCTGCTTGTCCGGCATGGACTGCGGTTGCGGCGGGGCATTCTCCGCCTTTGCGATCACGCCGTCCACTATGCCAGGCAGCCGGGTCACCTGGTCCAGGATCCCCTTCGCAGCAAGCTCCTTGAGGGGCATCTTGCGCATGCGGCACAGGTGGCCGCTGGGCACGCGAAAGTCGAATTCGTTGGAGGACCAAGCCTCTGCGGCTGAGGCGTAGGGATCCGCCTCGGGCGGCTGCGGGCTCGCGCCGCTCAACGTCTTTGTGGGGCTGGGGGAAATCAGCGGCTCCGGCAGCTGGCGCGCCTCCGCGTACGCCTGCTGCAGCTCTGCCTGAAGTTCCTCGATGGAACGCGTGCCTGGCATCTGTGTGCTCCTTGGCCTTTATCGATTTGGAGGGGTGCTCCGGCCCGATCATACCGGAGCACCCTGCCTGTGTTACACAATGGAGATGCAGGAGGCATACACGTAGACCGTCCAGCTTCCGGATGGAATGTCGTATAGCACCTCCCAGCCATGATTTCCATCATCGTAGGGAGCGCTCACCAATAGCGGAAGATTGCCTCCGCCTGAAGATTGCGCGAATCCTCCTCCGCCCAGTGGGCGGTAGCCAGAAGGACAAGCGACCTTCATCAGTGACCTTCCCGTTGCAGGAGACGTGAAAGTCTCCTGCACATCCTTGAGGTTGATGCCGAATCCGCCGATGTCGCTCGTTGTTGATGCGAAAGCGACGCCAGCAAATCCACCGGCTGCCAGCAGGATTGCCGCAGCGATTGCAATGGACCAGCGACGAATCATGCGATCGGTGCCGCCGTTTCGTTCTCCACGAAGTCCCAAACCGCGCCGACGTTCGCGACGGTCAGCGTAGCGATCGCGTTGCCCTCGCAGTGCTGCACCCAGAACTCTTGATCGGTGTGCGATCCGGAGATCTGCGTCGCCTTGCAGCGGTGCAGCACAAGGTGGCTGTCACCGCCGGATTCGGCAATGGACTGTCCCTCCATGAAGAAGTCCGGATACGCGTCGGTCCCCATGCGACGCCACTGCTTCTTGATGTTTGGGGTGGTGCCGGTCGTTGTGATCGCACCGCCGGCAATCACGACCATCGCCTCCAGGCTGTAGCCGCCACCCTCCAGGGTCCAGTCGACGCTGTCGATCGTGACGCGCTGCGCCACAACCACGTCGTCGCCTCGGAGTTCCTGGACGTTGGTCGACTCCTGGAACTCCAGGGTCTGCCCATTGGGGAAGTCGACAAGGCTGCCCTTGACACCCGCGCTGTCCAGCGTCGCCACCTTGACGTCACGCAGGCCATACGGGAGCCGGTTTGTGCTGAGGGCCATGGGTTACTCCTTCCTGCATCCTGAGCTCACGATACCGCTTGGTACCGATGCACTCGCCTGTTTCTGGGTTGAAGCGGTGGAGTACCACCACCCCAGGTCCGGCTCCGCAGCGGCTGCTACGGCACTTGACCTCAATCGTCCCTGCTATCAGTTCACCGAACTTGATGCCCTCCGGGCAACGAAGCTCAGCTACACCCGCACGACCTTGAACGCTGGGTCGGTCTTGAGGTAGTCCAGGACCTTCGGGTCCATGCCCGAAGTCGCCAGCAGCATCCGGCCGTTTGCGCCCTTGGTCCACCGCAGGTCCTTGGTCGTCTTGATGTCGTGGACTTCCTTCATGTGGGATGCCGGCACCACGTGCGAAGAGATGAACTCCGTGCCGAACGGAGGCCAGCCGACGAACTCCACATACTCCGTCTTGTCATCCGTCGACGCGGAGCGCTCCTCTTCCGCCGGAGCGGTCTGATCGGTCATAGCCTTACTCCAATCACTTGCCAGCTAGTGAAGCTGTAGTTGGTTCCGTAGGTGTCATCCTCCTGGTCTCCGCCGGAGCCAAGGAAGTCACACTGCGAGATGCGTCCGTCCACGCCGGTCAGATTCGACACCCCGGAGAGAACGGGCTGGATCGCTGCGTTGAAGCGATCGATGAGATCATAGCTACCCCGGTCATCGTGCACGTCGATCCGGAGTTGGTACAGAAAGCTCTGCTTGGCCGCGCCTGGAACCGGCGCAATCCAACGCTCCACAACGAAGGGCCGTGGAGGTACGTCTACCACAGCCCCGGCCTGAAACCAGCGCTCCGATGGAATGAGGGCTGTTAGCGTGCCCGTTCCGGTGAGCAGCTGGTGCATCGTCGCTCTCATCGCCCCAGCCGATCTAAGATCTTGGTCAACGTGGCGATGACCTTTGGACCGTACACGTGAATGGTAGGGATGATGATGGGGCGAGCGCTCTTGTAGCGTCGATCCTCAAGGTAGATGCCATACGTCACGGAGTGCGACAGGATGATGGCAAAGGTCGATCCGAGGATGGTGTGCCCAGACTTCTGCGCTGTGGCCGTGAGTCCGTTGCGAGCGTTGGTGGTCCGGTCGGTCCACGGCGCGTTGTGCTTCATGTAGCGCTCAACCGGTCCATCGTAGTACTTGCAGACGCCGTAGAGCGCTCGCTGCAGCTTCTCCTCCATGTGCTTCACAGACTTGAACTTGGAGGTGTCCCAGCTGAACCTATTCGCCACGGTAGTACACCTCCGACTTCACCTCGTATTGCTTATTCTGCAGCACAAAGACGACCTCATACCGCCGTCCCGCGATGACGAAGGTATCACCTCTCGCGATGTCAGCGTTGTACTCGCCCATCAGCATGTACTGCGGTAGGACCTGCTTGCCATCCGCCGTCGTACGCTGCTGAGTGGCGTCCTGCAGCGGTATCAGCCGGACCGTTTGCGCCGTAAGCGCAACCGGAGTCCCATTCTTCAGCCCACCCGCGCCGTCGGAAACCTTGGGAGTACGCGTCAGCACCAGGGAGATTGGGTCAGCCGCGATGAAGTACTTGGTGAGATTGCGCTGCGCCATCAGCTCCCCGGTGTCGATCATGACCGGGTCAACTTTGAGATTCGCGTGCCAACCTGGACGGTGGAGTCGCCGGGTTGCGCCTTGTCAAAGTACACAGCCATGGCGAGCGCGTTCTTGTGCAGGTCCCCCAGACTCCGCGAGGAACCGGACTCCGCGACGTTCACCAGCGAGGCGTACGAGGCCGCACGCTCGCGCCAGATCACCGCCGCCAGCGCCTCGGGCGAGGAGGCCGCATCGAGCCGTGCGCTGAGTTGCTGATCTGTGTACGGATCCTCATTCGGCGGATTGCCGATGAGAAGCCGAAGCGCATCGATCGCTTCCTGACTCGCCATCACTCCTCCTCAGACGAAGCGCCGGACCACCGCGAAGGATGGCCCGGCGCTTCGCTCGCCGCTAGACCGTCGGCGGGTTGTCGTCGTCGTTGGCTTCGTCATCCGCGTACAGCCGGTCGGCCAGGATCTGCTTGGTGCCGGTCGGGTCGAGGTTGCGGCGCTTCGCTTCGTCCTGAAGCTCCGACACCTTCCACTTCTCGTACGGCACCGCGTCCGGCTCCTCTTCGTCCGTCTCGCCCGCAGAAGCCTCAGCCGCCTCAATGGCGGCCAGCTCCGCGAGGAGATCGGCCTTGCGGCGTGCCGCCACCTCCGAGGAGAGAACCGACTTGGGCTGCAGGCCCGTGCCGTCTCCCTCCAGGAGACCGGTGTCGCCGGTCGTGCCGTGCGTGTTGTCGGAACGCTCGATGTCGGCGTACCGACCGCGCTCCAACAGGTATTCCCGCTCCTTTGTGGTGAGAGGAGTCGAGAAGTCAACTGCCATGCTCACGGCTGAACCTCCTCGATCGTGAGCCGGTACTGCTTCGCCGGATCGATGAGACTGTTGGTCTCCGACTGAACCGTGATCCGGCACTGCTTGGTCGATCCTGCATCGTCATATTGACCGAAGAAGGTAGACTGTGCAGTGCCATAGGACGGCACCGGAGCCGAATAGCCCTTGTTGTAGAGACTCGGCCTCTGGTCCATCGGCGCAGCAGTCTGTGCCACCTGAACATAAGTCATTCAGGTCACCAGGCCATGCTCGTTGGAACAGTGTAGGCACCGCCCGTGTTGTCAAGCTTCATGATGGCCGCCGCACCGCGCTGGCTGACACCCGCGCCGATCCCACGAATGAAGTAGGAGTCGATCAGCGGGTAGTTGTTGTTGTTGCCGGGCTTGATGATCAGACCCTGCAGCGCCGGATCCTCATCCTCGCGGATGCCCACGATGGCCAGCTGCGAGGAGCTGCCGGCAGTCGCGGCGGCCACGGCATAACCGGCCGGAATCTGGTAATCCTGCACGAAGAGGTATGGCCCCCACGTGCCGACGACATCCAGACCGGCGAACGAATTCGGCGCGAGCGTTCCGTTCAGGACGTATCCCGGAGGGAGCAGCAGCGTCTGGTTCGTGGCCTGGGTCGGGATGAAGTCGTACAGCGAGACGACCGTGCTCGCACCGCCGGAGACGAACGCCTGGTTGCGGACGAACTTAACGACGGATGAAGTCGCGTCAGCCGGGTTGAGCAGGAAGATGATGTTGTATCCGGCAGCCTTCGTGAAGCCGTGGTGCTCGATGGTAGCGGCCAGGTCCAGGAAGTCCTGGGGGTCGAAAGCCACCTGGCCCGCGTTGGTGCCGGACGAGAGGTAGTGTGTGTGCGAACCGGCGAACGTCTGCCCCTTGTAGGGCGGGATGTAGCTGCCGTCAGCGTTGTAGAGCGCCACGACCGTGAACGGCGTCGCAATGCCGTCGATGGTCGCCGTACGGTTCGCGTTGTTGAACAGGCTCTTGGTCACCTGCTCGAACACCAGCGCGTTCTCCGCCTCCATCGCCTGCGTCAGCACAGCATCCAGCTGATTCGACGTGGCCTTGGTGAGGAAGCGCCAGGTGTA